AGCGACAGGCCGACCCCCGACGGGCCTAACCTGACTCACCCCCGGTTGTCCTGTGTGGCTGGCCCACACCCCGCGACAATCGGTTACCTTCTCCTTCCGTCACCTGTTGTGTGGGTATCCCGCCCATGTGCTACCACATGGGTCGTCAACTGGGATCCTAGGCACTAGCAAAGGACCCTCCCAACCCGCAGCGTCTTGCGACACCCGGCCTTCGACCGACTTCCCCTAGCGTTCTCTTCCCTAAACTGGACGCCCCTCCCGAAGTGGGTAGGTTTAGCGGCGGCTGGTTGCCCTCTCGAAGAGCAGAGCCAGACCACCTCCCTAAGCGGAGCGGAGGCAGCAGTGGATTTGATACAAGGAGTCACGGCTCAACTGGCCACAACAGTTCACCATCACAAAGAAGGGCCGACTACAACCGGCCAGAAACCACTGGGGTCTCCTCCACTCTTTACGTCTCACGGCCAGCAGTATCTAAAGCATTGCGCCAAAGATCCAACAACATGAGACCCACCCCTTCCTCCTCAGTTTCAAACTCCTCGGGAAGGAGAAAGAAAACCGGCGCTTTTCGACGAAGAGCGCATAACTTCGGAACTCTTGAGCCGACGAAACTCAAGAAACTCTTACAAGGCTGGGCCTTGTATCCGTAGGTCCGACGTATGAAGCCGCAGGACGGACTCCATACATCTCTCTTCAAACCTCCTATTCTACCGTTGGCCCAGAAGAAGCTACGCAAGGCTTCAACTTCTAACGGTCGCGCGTCCCTTCCTACGACGCGACGCAGTGATGCTGGAACTGTCACCTCGGAAGGTGACAGTGGAAGATCCGTGTAATTACGACGGACCAGCATCTGCCTCTCTCTCTTATAAGAGGCATAGGACGTATGTCCTAACTGAGATGGGAGAAAACCCCATCTCCTTCCGATACGCGTGCGTGAGTACGCGTCCTGCCAAGCAGGGCTGATGCTCGTGGCCTTCGCCATGTGCATCATGCCCGCCCAATCGGAAGGAGCCCCTACCCTTCTACAATGGCGTACTTCACGCCATCTCCCCCTGCTTGCGAGAAACACAGTCGAGTTGACCTCGGCTACGTTCTCACTCACGGTCGTCTTCTCAGCGTTGAGCCGGTACCCGGATGGGTAGTCCTGCACGCTAAGACCCCTAGTCGCTGAAACGAGACAGTCGTCGCCGTTAACTAGGAACCGTGAGCCCTCACAATCACGTGCCGCCCAGGAGGCGGCACAGTAAGAGTGAAGACAGAGAAGGGGGAAAGAAAGGTAGGATCCCATATTCTGTCCGTGTCGGACTCTCCTCAACACGTTACCCTCGCCCCGGAAAACCGGAGAAAGAGAAGCGTAGGCCAGGCGCCGTACGCTACGAGGTATCTTCAGAGAACTGAAGAACAACGTGTCAAGGATTGCCTTACTCACATCGTGAGCAAGACCGTCACTTGCCGAAACAAGGTCGACTGAAGTCTGGACCTTGTTGACACAGACAGAACTGATCCTTTCATCGGTCGGAGGACCGACAAGGAGCCAGTCGGTGGCACTCCCAAGATGCGAGTAAAGCAACTTGTGAAGTGGGCCGAGTACGTCCACCTCCTCATCAAAGATGAGGAGAGGGCGCATCTTGCCAGCCGACGGAACCTCCTTGTAGCGACATGACATCAAGTCCATACCACCGGACTCGTCTCTGCATTTCGCTATGAACTCTTCCCTACGCCCGGCCCAGAGGTGGTCGGCCCTTGATCTCAAGGGTTTACGCGCGGTTGGGTTAGGTAAATGATTCCCGACGAAGGAATCATAAGACCTATCCCAGCCCGTAGAGAAGATGCGAGTACACACACGCCGGACGTGTGAGAGGTACTCAGGATCAGTGGGAGGGGGTTGAGAGCATGCGTTCGACTCCCAAGTAGAACGCATGGACGGAGTGTGCGAATGGCAACCTGGAGGAAGGTTGCGCTTAATTGACGCAACGCTGAGAGCGAGCTCCCAGCGTTGTTTTCGCCCAAGTCTCTGTAGTAGACAGAGACCGTCGTTCCCTGGGCGCTGGCGCCTAGGGAACGCAACAGAGGTCCGCTCCTTACCCTGTTGCAAGAGGAAGAGATGGAAACGTCCAAGAGCTTTAGGTTCGCAGTCCGGTAGTTCAACGTATGGCAAGCCATACCTGACCCGAAGCAACTGCAAACCATTGTGGATGGTTTCCTTGGTAACACGATCTGCCCGAGAGCAGACCGTGCACCGTTTAACTGTACTACCGCTGGCGGATTTAAGTACAGGCCCCGTAACGGAGGGCAAACGGCTACGCGCTGGCGCACGAACCACCTGACTAGAGCCGCAAGGCATAGTAACAGGGGGTGTTTCCATAGC